TTCTCTTTTTTCTACGACGTTTTCTGAAATCGGAAACACTCTTATAATGATCCATATTTATGTAAAGACCAGTACCCATACCACTATCGGTATAATCATAATTTGATCTGAATTGAGCTTCTTTTACGACTGATTTTTTGGCGTAGTATGGATACAAACTGTCAGTTATGGGAAGTACATCCCATAGATTCATTTTATTTATCAAATAAATTGCTTTGTCAGGATCTTTGTTCAATGCCTTATCTATATTTTTTGAAAGGTATCCTTCGGATGACATCCTAACAAATTCTTTATTATCAGCTACCCATTTCAATATTTTAGGATCAACATCGAATCCTAGTTTAGATGCTAAGTAAATTACTCGTATTATTCTATTTGGGTTATAACGTAATGTTATATTTGGATCTAAGCAAGTTCTCAATATTCTTTTTTTAATATCTGGGAATCCCTGTTTTGTTGGATCTTTTATCTTTTTCAAATCTAATGTCATCAGTAGAGTATTACAGGTAAAATCCCTGCTAAACATCTCTTTTTGCATGTCGGTTGGATTTTTAACTCCATGTTTTCTAAGAATTGCATCTGCATGTGGGACTTCAAAATTTGAGGAAAAATCCACTTTTAAATTGCCCACGAACACGGACGTGTGCCCGTCATCCATTTGTTTAGAGTCTATATTATAACCATGACTTAAAGCTATTGAAAATTCTTTCGCAAGATTATGGATCGATTCATCACCTGTGGTGATGTCTATGTCAGAAATCTCATCTTTAATCAGGCCAAGAATTTTATCGCGTGGCACCCCGCCAGTGATATAAGGCATGGATATACCGCTATCTTTATGTATCTTGTACATTAAAGCAAGTATATCTCTTAGCTTCATTGATCATTATCTTATTGGTCTTGGGGTTGGAGCCGGAGCGGGAGCTGGGGCCGGAGTTTCTAATTCTGTTGGTTGTGCTGCTAATTCTTGAGGAGCGCCTTCTACTTCGGGTTGTGGCTTTAGCTTTGCCATCATTTGTTGGTCCTCAAGCTGTCTCTTCATTTCCTTCTTTTCTCTCTCTTTTTGTTCTGACTGTTCAAGGTTCTGTTTGGTCTGTTCAACACCCGGACTTGTTGTTCTCTCTTCATGAGTCAAATCGATTTCTCCAGTTTGTTGTGTACCACGCAGCTTGGATAAAATGTCTTCGATACGAGTGAGGCAATACTGATTTGCTTCTAGCTGTTTCGTTGTTGCTTCTGCGAGAGTTGGGAAATATGGGGCCAAGCCAAGTCTACCCAACATGACGTCTACGATTGCTAATTGCCTGCTTATTTCTCTGATTCTAAATATCTTATTGACGTCTTCTAGTTTCTTGATTACATCATTTATAGTTAGGTTTGCGAATGCTGATTCTATTAGACTATCAATATCACTTCTAACTTCATCGGCTTGTGCCTTTTCCGGGGACACGGGCTCTTTAGCGGCATCGGGAAGCGGCTCATCGGCTGGAGCGGTTGGAGCTGGAGATTCAACTTCTAAACCTGGATCGGCAGGAACGGCTGGTGCTGCGGTCGGAGCTGGAGCAGCTTGAGCTTCTACAACCAAATCATCCTCATCTTCTGGAATAATTTCTTGATCTAAAAGCACATCATCTTCATCGTCTAGATCTACTTCATCTGCGGCGTTCTCATCTTTTTTACTTTTATCATCATCATCATCCAAAGATAATGTTATTCCTGCGCCGGAAGTATTTGCTAAGAAACCCGCCATTCCGCCACTCAAAGGATCGGTTTCATCAGGAGGAGTATCGCCCAAACCTGGCGGTGCGCCACCCATCATACTATCTACCGATGGAGTGTTATTGCCGAGACTTCCACCACCTTGTGGTTGACTGCCACCAGCAGGAGTGTCTCCAAGATTCATACTAAAATCGCCAGGAGTATTCTGTGCGAGCTTTACCATAAACTCAGAGGCGTGTGCAAATCCTTGCCTGCGGAGAATGTTTGCTTGGCGTACAATCAAATCGACGCAAGTTTGTGCCGAGAGTGTAATCTTGTTTACCGTTTGAATTTGTTTCTTAAGCTCATAGATAGCACTAAGCAATCGCTCAAAATCTGGTCCTGCAAATATTTGCCCCTGATGTGAGCTAAGCAATTTTTCAGCTGAATTTAATCGTCCGAGAATTTTCTTTCTTTGCTCTTCAATAATTTTTCTTTTATCCTCTTGGCTGACGTCTGCTGGTTTTTGGGTTAAAGCCTGTTCAGCTTGTTGCGGTATCTGTGCAATCTGCTGATTCATATCCATTATTGGACTTGGAATCTTTGGAGGATTTGGAACAAAATAATTTAGTGCATCGTTTACGTAGTATGAATGCTGGGCAAACTTTGCCTTTTTGTACTTATTTTGATCGCCAGACTCGTAATATTTCATCCAATCGAGAAAACTGACTTTCTCCATTTTATCCCAATCGTGCGTCACCTGATCTATAGAATCATCTCTACTGGCTCCGAGATGAACCTTTATATAGATATCCTTCATTGCATTCATCCACTTACCCAAATCGTATGATGGGCTAGGAGGAATAAATTCGCTATAGTTGGGATAAGCCTGCTTCATAGAATCCTTTATATTATAATACCTTATAATGGCTATTACTTATCTAATTTTGCCGAAATCTTCTGGGACAGGAGCTGGGCTTCGGTCATACGGGTCTCAAGAGGTAGCACCTCTTTGTCCCCTTCTAGCTGAATCTTTTGCATTTCTTCATTAAACATATCTATGAAAGCAAGAGATGTATCATAGTCTAGTTTTGCCAGAACATCTCTGATTAACTTATAAATAAGATTAATTCGATCATCTAGTATCTGGATATTTATATTGTTTTGAATATTAACTTGCTCTAGATTACCATTTTGTATTTGATCGTATTTCTCAAGCAAAGATATCAATGTATTAAACCATTCAATGAGCGTTCTATCTATCTTAATATTTCGTGGATCTTCTTGGATTAAATCATACATTTGTTCAATACGAGTCTCTATAGTAGCGAGGACTCGTTTGACCATCACTTTAATATCTAATTCGCTTTCTAAATATTTTTCTAGAGTTTTGCGGTAAGTGGGATTTCCTTGGACTTCAAGTTTTAGCTCTTCTTCTGGAGTTAACCTTTGTATCTTAGTTTTCTCCAGATCTTCCTTAATGGCCGTATAGAAATCTAAATAATCTTTCTGAAAAGATGAAAGTACCTTTTCAGACAGTATAAACTTATTTTCCCCCACATTCACATATTTGGCTGCGAGCCCTTCGTGAATATCGGCGGTGGAAATACCAGCAATCAATTTAGAAATAATCTCATCCTTATCAGGATGTTCCAATATTTTAGTAGCTATATTTTTACTCATGTATATTAATATAACATGAATTACTTGCGCTCAAGTCCGAGTCTGCTTTCGCGCGTATCGAAAACCATGCTTCCTTGATCCCATTGCATTGGGGTTTGGCTCTCTACATTGCCACCTGGCACCTTATTTCCATTCATTGTGGTGAAGCCAGCATCATAGTTATAGATTTTCTTATCTAGCATACACTGCCATGTGTGCTCGCCAACTCGGGCCACAAGTGCGCCCGGATGATCTGGACAAGTTCTCGTGCTGAGCGGAGCTTCTAATGGCCTATATTCTTTGTAATATGGACTCTTCTCAATAGCCTTGATTGCATCCGAAACTTTTATGTTCTCGTCTTGCTGCTCTTTGGTGTCTTTATATTTTTTTTTTAACTGCTCAATTCTATCGTCTTCAGCCTTCTTGTGCTCGTGAATTGCATTCTTGGGAGCTGCGAGTGTAAGAAGTATTTCATCAAGAACGGAAGCTTGCTTCTTGAGTAATTCGTCGCCGGACTCATCGAATGCTTGAGCAACAGCTGCCATCTCTTCTAGAGCTTCTGGAGTAAGAGTATTGGGTTCAACCCTGCTGACTTCTACGGCACCGGCCTTTAAAACTTCGGCAGCTTTAACAAGAGCATCTGCAACTACAGTTAGGCATGCCTCATCAGACTCCGCATTGACTAAAAGATCATTATCAGCATCTTCCAGCCAACTGGCTACCATTAAAAGCTTCTGTGATAGTTTCATGTGCATTCCTTAGAAAAATATCTTTGAATTGAGGAAGTAAGCGCCTTCGTAAGTTTCGTCCATACCTTTTCTGTACAGCGGATGGCAATCCCCATTCTTATCTTGGTAAACTTTGTGGAGTGGTAATCCGGTGTGTCCACATAGAAGATGCTTGCTTGTAGCGCTCTTTACTATATGACTGCACTTGGTTTCAGCTTGCTTAGTACCATTGAGGCCATTGGTGTACATAACAAACGCTGTCTGGTAAGCCTTGTCATCACCCAATTCGGTGAGAACGTTCAAAGCATCTTCGGCCTTAGAATAGTTCTGCTCAGCTACGGCTTGTCGTACCACATCCACAAGTTCTGATGCCTTGAGATGATAAAGAGGCGAAGCCATCGCTGCGGCCTTATGATCGGTTGATTCAGTTTCAAATAGTTCTTGAATAGACTTTTGCGAGAAATCTCTAACTGTGCCGCTAGAAATAATCACAGTTGGAACTGGGCTGCCTTTCATCGATACTGGCACACGGAAAGCCGTTCTACCAGCATTTGCTGAAACAGCATATACCACTGTGTCGTTTGTGATATCAAAAACGGAAATCTGTGGATTCTGAACACCAAAAGTCCCAAGCCTGTTGAGTATTGCTTTCTTGGCAGTTTCAACAGCCTCTTTGCCAAAAGTAAAGTTTGCAAGTCCAAATGGGCTTTCAAGCTGATCGGCGAAGGACTTCATTTCTGGGTCATTGTAAGCTGGTACAGAAACTTCAAGATTCTTAGCTTCCGGTTCAAGATGCTGGAAGAGAATTTGGCCCTGGGAAAAATCAGCTTGAGTTTCCTTTTCAGCATTAACCTTGCTTAGTACGAGATCAACATTGCTTATTCTATCTCCATCCTTGACATTGGAGATAGCAGTCAGTACAACCGCATCACTAACTGCAAGCTTTTTACCCGCATTAGATACTATATACTTCTCTAGATTTTCCTTAGTAAAATCTTCTGGTCCAGCATTTCCTATAAATACTGTTGGGAGAAGGGCTTTGTCAGCTGTAATTTCAACTGGCACAAAGACAGAAGTTTGACCCTTTGGTGTCTCAAAAGATGCACGGCAAATAACCACGTCCTCGCGGCCATTTACTACATCAACTTGAGCAGCAAGCTTAGCTTTGGTCAAACTATTTAAACAAACTGTTTGGGCCTTATCAGCAGCAACAGATGTATAGGTCTTAACCGTATTCCCGAACGCATTGTTCAAAGCATTGGCCAATGCTGGGTCAACGAGTTTCTCATACGCCTTATTTATAATAGAAAGGCTTTCATCATCGTTTTCACGATTGTAAATTTGTGGGGCTGCGAGCTTAACGATTTCACCTAATTCATTGGAGAATAGCTCAGCAAACTTAGTGTTTCTGGAGTAAAGCCTTCGGTACAAATCCTTCACTTCCGCACGAGTGATGAATAGCTTATTGGAACCTGCCATCCTGGCGGTCACGTTGGCCATAGCGCCGAGCGTGTAATCCTCTGGGTAGGCTTCGGAAGCTTTAGCTAACTTGGCAGCAAAAATAGGTAAAGATACCTTTTCGCTGTCCTCTATCAGCTTTAATATAGAATCAACAGATTGTTTAATTTGATTAAGACTCATTTATCACCTGCGATTAGGATAACTCCGGGTATAGCCTCAATAATTCATAGCGCTCAGTCGTGCTTAAAGTCTTTAAGAGGGACTGTACTAATTGTTTTTCCGTATTCAACCATTTTGGCAGATACTTCTTAACATCACCCAAGCTATCTTTTGGAAGACCAGTCTGTTCAAGACTTGCTCTTACAACTGGAAACCCTTTATAAAATATGTTGATATCGCCAGATGCTTCATTAACTAACACCTCCCAAGCGTTGGAAGATGCTGTCTTTTCGGTCTTTGGAGATTCAGCTTGCGCATCCGTCTCATAACGAGCAACTATATAGTCGCCATCGTCGGAGTTCTGAATTTGCCAGAGTTCTTCTGGGTCTCCATCTCTGAATCTTACTACGTCAAAAGCTACCTTCTCAAGTCTGTGCTGCACTTCAGATAGCTTATATACTTTTTTCTCTACAGAATTTGATAATTGCTGGTAATCTATAGAAAACTTTGGCATTATGTCTCCAATAATTAAACTTGGGCTACTACAAATACCATAATAATGCTATAAAAAATAATGAATATTAATAGTTTAAAACTTTCTAAATGGGCTTACAGCCAGTTTTCGTCTCGTAATTCCGAGATCCTTCTTAAAATTTCTTTGATTCTTTCGTCGTTTTCAATAATCTTGCGAATCTTCTTGCGGGCACCGCCATAAATCTTCTTCCCGTTTTTATAGTCCACATTGCCATTCAGACTCTTTGTGATGGAGCTTTGATTCACATTGAGCATTTTCGCTATCTCCATCTGGGTATATCCATCAGCATACAATCGGATTACTTCCCTTTGTCTCGGGGTAAGAAGTGTATCAACTATACGCCAAAATTCCTTCTTTAACTGGTCTTCTAAATCTGCTATCTCATCATTATAGGAAAATGGATTCAAGCGCTTAAATACTCCCTCTTCATTTGAAAACGATTCTAACATCTCATTCGGAACTATACGCTCAACGATGATGTGCTGGTACTTATCGCTTCTATTTTTTCTGCGTTCCACTATAAACTCCCAAAGAATATCTTTCCAATACGCTATAATATATATCATATAAGAATAGCGTGGTAAATATTTTTATTTGAGAGTGTAAATTAATGACTCCACGTCATTGGTAGCCAAGAATTCATCAATATCTTTATATCCTTTGGGAAGAATGGAACGATGGATATTAGCATATTTCGAGTAGAATTTAAGGATTCTTTCGGTTCCCTGCCTACCAGCCAGATCATTATCCAATAAAATGAACAGGTTATTGGTATATCGAGTTAACAACGCGAATTGTTCAAAAGTCATATTTGATGAGCCCAGGGCTACCACATTGGTCATACCCTTGTCGTGGGCCGTTATACAGTCAAATTGACCTTCTACCACATAGACCGTATTATTTCGAATGATACTTTCTTTGGCCTCATATAAACCAAATAAATGACTTCCCTTGTCAAAAGAAGTATTTTTGTATTTAGGAATATTAAGAGTTTGGCGTTCCTCATCTCCAAGTACGGTACGTCCGACCAGTGCAATAACGTTGCCATACACATCTCTGTACGGCATTATCAGATTATGATTCTCTAAACTGGAGTGCCTAATTCTCCTGTTAGACACTCCATCAGATAAGATTCTATCATAAATCAAATCTGATTTTGATAATTTATCTTCACCAACAAGTGTCTCTAGCACTGAGAGATTTACATTATCTGGAAAATATCCAAACGAAAATTTGGCCTGACCTTCTTTAGATAGTCTCTGATCCGCATACTCAGCTACTTCTTTTGCTTCCGGAAAGTTGAGTAATAGCTCCCTACAGCATGAAACTATATCATTTAATGTAGACATCTAATTCATCCATACTACGCAATTCTGGGACGGGCACACAGAATTTATTTG